CCTTCAGATACTCTGGTGGTCGCTCAAGTGTACCAATTTCATCTATTTTCGTCATTAACTTCTTTTTATCACATTCACCAGATTCATCATAGTCAACTATAAGTTCGTTAAGCTTTCTAACTTTATACAAATAAGTCCCCGGGATGTACCCAGTCCAGTATCCACCGCCCCCCGAGGAACTAAGCATGCAGCATATAAGAAGTATAATGATTACTACCGCTATCATATATAATTAGTATGTATTTTTTACTGGGAGCAGCGCCTGGTTGCACTGGGGGCACTTCTCCTTCCTGGTGTACGGGTCCATGAGGGCCGGGCCCTTGGACTGCAGGAGCTTGCGGAAACTGTAGTTGTCCTGGAACATGATTCCATTTTGCTTCATGACGTGATCGTTAAAGAGGGTCGAAGCGGTATTTATGGTAAAGCATCTACCATCGGCCATTCCAAGTCTCTCAGACATTGTTCTTATATAGTAGTCTTGGATATTTTTTCCAACCATGTTGGAATCGGAACGCCTCGATAGACATCAAACTTATCTGGCTTCTCTGATTTTTCATCATACACTGAATATTGGTTCTCACAAATTATTTTCATAATTGTTCCATACGTCAATGAAATTTCTTCTAGACACCTGGCCCCGGTCATGATGACTTTACCAGAACCAAAAATACTAGCAGTGATGAATCTCCCGGGAGTCACCTCCATCTTTACCTTGACTGCCGCATACCTATCTGGGTTGTAAGTCGTGTCGTGCCCGGCCGCCTGAAAGGAATCAAAAATATTATACAAATTTACACTAAAGTTCAAGGAAAAGTTGGTGTTGATCATAGCAACGCTGAAGTCATCGATGGTCATCTTGCGCTTCGTCACATGGGATACGATGCAGGCAATCTGCTTGATCACCCTACGGCATTCGGGCAGGTCCGAGCAACCCGCCACCTGGACCGCACCATTCGGAAACAGTTTGACCGACTTCCGGCTCTTGTGATCATCATAAAAGATACTCACCTGGTTGTAAAAGGTAGTCTGGGCAATCGACCACTTGACCACATGCTTACTCTGACTAGACTTTACACACAGAGTTTCCTTCTGATTAAAGAATTCCCTAATGTGCTTGATGTCCAGGGCCGCACTGAGCTTGGCCGTGATGGTGATGGTGGTGACCTTGACCCAACTTGGGTCCATATTTGAAGCACGCATTACGCCGGTGCGTGTTTCATTTATGTTTTTGAGAAAGTTGAAAGTTTCGAGGATTTCGTGGGAGTACGCCATAGTTGCATGCCCATGCTTGGTATCTTGCCTAGGCTATAAAAAGACACATTTTTATCTAGCAAGCAAAACACCAAGCATGGCCGCAATCAGAATGAGCATGGTATCGTAGGCCGGTGCCGATTTGGAGGCCCAGCGGGTGGCCACGAATGCGGCGGAAAAAATACCAAAGGCGCGGGCAAAGGACTCTATGTGATCTTGCATTTACTATATGTTAACAAAAAATCCCTCTCCCTGTAGATATATGTCGGTTATTTCCTGTTTACATTTCTTGATCTCCTCCTCGGCCATGCGAATTTTTAGGGTGTTGGCCTGGATCTTCTTAAGCTTGTCCCCATTAAATATGACCCTTCGATTCTGACCGGTCCTGGAACGCAGATGGGACTTATGGGCCGACACCTCCTCTACCCGCTCCCATGCTATAGCACACTGCTCCTTGGTGTCTATGAGGCAAGCAGCCTTGGCCACATGTATCATGTTAATGAGTGGTAGGGAAGACATTACTGAAAATAATATTCTTTGTTTTAAGTAATGAATAGTCCAACTTTTGTCGGTAATATTTTCGGTATTAGTGACCAGAATAAGAACTCTGGCCTGGGTGGATATGTGATTTCACCCGACAAGAAGAAGCGGTGCAGTAAAAGTTCAAATAGTCCCTTTGCTACCTTCAATCCCTGTACTCCTCAGAAGAAGTAGACTGCTGCTCCCTGCCCTGAATTTTAATCTCAAACTCATCCTCGGCGCAGTCTGGGATGTTACCATCCGTGCCGAACTCCTTCTTGAAGGCCGCCACAGTGGGGCCGCTCACGCTCGGGGCCTCCTGCTGCATGCGCTCGTACTCACCCAGGGCCCACTCCGAGAGGGCATCAGAAGGCTTGCGGTCCGCGCGGTCCATGGCCATCTGGAGAGTAATGTACCTATAGAAAGAGCCGAACTGCCTGGCCACCGCGCCGTGCTCGGCCGCCTTTTCCTCTGCGTTATAAAACTTTTTCACAGACTGGATCAGGGTGGCGATCATACCAATACCACCAATGCTGTACGTAACGGCCGGGGACGGCTCCTCCATATTGGCCGTGGCCACTGCGGCCGTACTCGCTATGGTGGTCAGACCAATGGCCCACAGGGATAGGTTATCACTGAACTTCTTCCAGACCCCCGAGTCGCGAGAGTGAATCCATCGCAGACCGGCCGCCTTCTCACCCCAGGCCTTCATCAGATCCTCCATGTGATCGGACCAGGAATCGGCGTTCATCTTCTTCTTCAGCGCCCCTATATTAACGGCGGCCAGGGCGGCCTGTTCATCAACACTCATGGCCTTGTTATCCTCGGTCATACTGTACAATATATAATCTTATCCTTTAATATATATGATCGACGCCCAAACATTGGACAGATTCGCCAAGATTATGGTGAACGGCATTACACCCGAAACTTTTCCAGTTATAATGGCCGAGGTGTACCAGAAGGTGATTCACACCAAGGACATCAAAAAGGCCGATGTTCGCAAGAACTGCGTGGAAATCCTTAATTACATTATTGATAGCACAAATGTTGGTGAGAATGACGCCGAGCTGGATGCGATCGCCAAGAAACTCATACCGGGCATGGTGGATGCCTTCATCATGGTGGAAAGAACATCCAAGTGTAATAAATTTAGTTGGTTATGTTAAATGCTCAAGACCAAAACTTTCCCCGCCAACTCCCAGCTTTACCGTGGCTCCTCCAAACATGTGAACAACAGTAACAATATTTCATACTTTATTTACGGTAACAATGCGTCAAAGAAGGTCGAGGACCTGTACGTAAAATTTCAGGGAGACAGGGTGTACGAGTATCAGACCAAAAAGCCCATGAATCTCATTATGATGAACAACAGGGAGACCGTCCGGGCCCTGATGAACACCACCGAAAACCAGAAAATTAAGAACGCAATAATGGAGACGTTCCGCGTGAATAATTCCAAGAATGTAAAGAGAAACAGCAACGCCAACCTGAACCGCACGGTGGCCAGGCACATCTGCGCCATTGGCTATGACGGGTACATCGCCGGTGAGATGAAGAAGGGAAATAGTAATAATGTTTTTCACAGGGAGATTGTTCTGTGCAAACCCAGCGAGAAGATCAGGTACGTGACCAACTTTGCCCCCATGACCGCCCTGGCCGCGCGCAAGGTCCCCAGACGGCGCGTGAACAACTCCCCACCCCAGAGCCCTCCCAGAATGTTTCCCATTATGAGAAATCTCACAAATAATAACTTTCGGACGCCTTAAAAATATAATACCATCGTATATTAAATGGGGCTTATCAACAACGATAGTTATGAAACACCGTTTGGTACTTCTCTGACCGGTACTTATATTTCGGTTGCGACCAACACCATGTACGTGTTCAGGGTAGAAACCGGATATATGCTCAGATACACGGCCACGGTGTGGGCAACCCAGGAGGCGCGCACCGAAGGCAAAGCCTCGGTCAGCACAACTAGATACGGGGTTACACTCACGGGCGAGCAACTCGCTCAGGGCATTTATGATCTGGCCTACGCAGATCTCAAAACTAAATATCCAAATACTACAGATGTTTAAAATTATTTTTTGTTAAATATTTTTAAACACTTCAATCGGAAGTAGTAATAATAAGATACATAATACCAACTAAAAATACCAAGACCACATAGTTGCACTCGGTGCCTTCCATGGTTGGTATTTTTGGCTTCTTGGTTGCCTTTTTCCCTACCACTGGCCTGGGCTTCTGCACCACCACTGGTGTCTCCATTTCAAATGGTGCATATGCTATCATTTATAATGTATTAACAATTTTTTAAATGGAGACCTCGGTTTTCTTCTTGCGCCCACCGCGACGCTTCTTGGGGGCACTCACATTGATGTCCCGCACGTCCTCCGAACCGGTGACCGACACGATATCAGACAGGTCATCGTCCTGTGCCTGGTTCACCTCGTTGGCCTCGGCGTCACCCCCAAAGGTGTTCACGGGCTGAGGGGGCATGGGCATGGAGAGGTTTCCCATCAGCGAGCTCAGGTCAAAGCCTGGACCCTTCATTTCTCTGCGCCCCGTGGTGGGGTCCCTGGGTGGGGTGGCCGTACCGCTGGCCCTGGCCTGCATGGTGTTTTGGACCGCGCCCATCATGCTTTGCATCAGGTCTGGATTCTGTCTCATCACATCGTTCACATTGGGCATGACCGACTTGAACATGCTATTGGTAAGATGGAACATCATACCGGACCCACCCACCATCATGATCAGCTTGACCTCTGGGGGTACCTTGACCGATGACTTGTACTTGACGTACAGCTCCTCGAAGGTCTCATCATAATCCTCTACGTTCTCCATAACTGACTCGGACCAGCCCTCGAGCTTCAGGTCAAAGGGATCGTAGCGCTTGTTCAGGAACTCCAGGCCGGTAATACAGGCAATGAGCATGCGCCTGGAGAACTTTACAGACTGCTCTACGTCTATGCTGTATCGCACACGCTTTATCTCAGACCGAAGTTCATCAATATCCGAGTACATGTTCAGGCGCTTGTTTACATGAATCCCCTTCTTCTGACTCAGCCTGGTCAGTTTGTTCAGGATGTCGGCCTTTTCATCATCCAGGGAAGCAAAGCCCTGGGAGGGCGTCTCGTCAGATGGACCAGGACCAGGGCCGCCGCGCACAAACACATCCGCATCATCCACATCATCCATAGTCTCACCGTGGTCTATGACTCCATCATCGGCAGCCGGCGGCGGGGCGGGGGCCGCAACCTTATCTGGGTTCATGAAAGCACCCATGGTGTCGACCTGGTCCACGGAAGGCCCAGGCCGCGCGCGCGGACCCCTGCTCGCCCTGGCCGGTGTGGGGTCAATTTCAATTTCCTCCAGCAGGGCCATCTCATCGGCATCGAGTTCCATCTCTGGATCATCCCGGTCAATTATTATTTCAGACATCGGCCTTTATGTCTTAATAGAAACATTTATCTAATCTTTAACGCAAAAAAATTATATCACTATTATAAATGATGAATCTCAACTGCACCCAGCGTAGCATTCTTATTGCCGTTGTCGTGGCCGTGGCCGTGTACCTGGTGATGGGCCGTGAGTCCCCAGCGGCGCCAGTGCGCGAGAAGTACATTCTCATGCCCAGCTCCCTGATGACCAATGATGGCGCTCAGGGCAAGACCCTCCGTGACCTGCCTTACAGCATGGAGTGCACCCCGGGCATGCCGGGCGGCTCGTACTACAGCAAGGACCTGACCCCGGGTGGTATCTGCGGTGCCCAGGAGTTTGTGAACTCGGTGATGCACAACTACACGATCGAGGACGGCATCGGCGGCTCGCTCCTTAACAAGTAAATTAATCTATTGTAAATGTAAATGGTGTTACCCAATTGTAACCAAGAAACATATAACATACAAGTTTCCTCATCCGGATCGGTGGCGAACAACAACTATGCTATAACTTTCGTTACCCCCCTGAAAGATGTGGTCAGGGCCGAGCTCGTGACCGCCAGCATCCCCTGCACTACCAGCAACGTGGTGTACATTTCAGTGGACCAGCTCAGATCAAAGTACAACGATTTTTCCAATGCCGTCGCGTTCTCGACCTCCCAGCTCACGAATGTAATGGGCGCTGTCTACCATGATGATTGTGGGGCCAAGAACCGTATTACTTATTATAACAGATATCCGATCATGGTTGACTTCATATACCCACTTCAGAGACTCGAAAAGTTAGACATCAAACTTTATAACAATCAGGGCCTTCTTCTACAGGACGAGGGGGAGAATTACTTCACCTTCCGGTTTATTTGTAATAGAAAAAACTTGTGTTAAAGTAATATGTCTGGTGCATTACCCATATTAGTTGCCCAGGGACAGGAGAATGTACATCTTACATCAAATCCTGAAATATCATTCTTCCGAACAAATTTCAGAAGACATGTTAACTTTTCACAGGCTGTTCTTTCACAGGTTGTCACTGGTAACCCCCAACCCGGTACCGTATCGACAGTAACGTTTACCAAAAAAGGTGACCTTCTTAACTATCTATACATAACTAAAAAGGTAGGTGGAGTTTTGCAAGCAGATATTACTGCCCAGGACATAGAAAAGGTGGAATTTATAATTGGCGGTCAGGTGATAGACACCCTGACCACCGACCAGGCGGTATCACTGAGAAACTTTTCCTCCCGGTATCCCCAGACTTTCAGGGGCACCGAGGAAGGCGGAGTTCTGGGATTCTACGGAATGTATCACTACCCTATGAACTTTTTCTTCTGTGAGAACTGGCAATGTTCCATACCCCTGGTAGCCCTTCAGTATCACAATGTTGAACTTAGAATAACATGGGGTTCGGGGGCAAGCCCGAGTACCATATATGAACTGTGGGCAAATTACATATATCTGGACAACGATGAGAGGAGTTTCATGATTGACCAGAAGAGCAGGGACATGATTATTTACCAGCACCAGGAATCCAAAAGTCCCACCGATCTGAACTTTAGTAACCCCGTTTCTTTCATGTTTTCAAAGTCTGGGACAACGGATATTTTTGGAAAGAGTCAGCCCAATGTTACAGATACCCTGAAGTTTCAGGTCAATGGCGTGGACATAGTTTCCCAGAAGGAGGTTACGCCCCATTACAATATCATTCCGACCATGTATCACACTTCCTTTGGCCGCTGGTCCCAGGATGACCCCATTTCCAATGTGGCGGTCACGTATAACGGGGCGGGCACGCTCGTGGCGGACGTCACTGTCACCACGCAGTTGGGAACAAACTCTACCTTTGTATTCCCATTCTGCCTAGACTGTTCGAAACTTCAACCCAATGGGTCGTGTAACTTTAGTCGAATAGATTCAGCAAAGTTTGTAACTTCGAGTACCATCACAAAGCCGATATATGCCCGTAACTTTAACATACTCAGAATAGAGGACGGCATGGGCGGACTGCTTTACGCAGTTTAAAATAGTGTATAATATTAAAAATGAAGTTAATTTACATTTTGGCCATTCTGGCGATAGTATTTGTTATGATGTACAACCCGGAATCCAAGCGCATCGAGCAGTTCGTGAATGGCGTGACGCCCCAGAAGGGCGAGCCGTGCTGCAACGATACGGGGTACATGGCCACCCACCGGGTGCAGTGCCAGGCACCTCACTACCAGGGCGTGCAGTTTGCCAATCCTGATTACGGGTGCCCCGAGCGCCACCCCAAGGTCCGTGGCGGTGCGATAATTGGGCTGTAATGTTTTGTAAATAGATAGAAATGATAGAGATGAACTCTAACATGATGTTTATGGCTGCTATAGTGGTGGGTTTGCTCGTGTGCTACTTTATCTGGCGTGAGGTCAAGAAGACGCAGGGAGAGGTGAACGGCCTGAAGACATTTTCAAACAAGGTTGCCACCTACATTGAGGCGAGTCAGCAGGCCGCGGCGCCCCAGGTTCAGCCCCAGGCGTGTTCGCGCCCCGTGGTACAGAGTGACCAAAATTCGGTTCCCGATACCATTCCCGAGACCGCCGAGGAAAATGAAGATTAATAAACTATTTTAGAATTGTAGGATGAAAAGCGAAGAAAGACATAAATGTGTCGTAATACCCATAACACGGGCAGGTAATTCTACAAAGTTTTTGACCGTCCGTGATAAACGTTTTAAAGAATGGACGTTTATCACAGGAGGTTGTCGGAAAAGGGAGATACCCGAGCCCCTGAAGTGTGCTATGAGGGAGCTCGATGAGGAGACCAGGGGTACATTTGAGATAAAGGGAGATATTTATAAATATTTCAGCTTTGTGACCAAAAGAAGGTCCCCCGAAGAACTCGAACGGGACCGCAGGGAGGGGCTGGACGTAACCTGTGTCTACCATGTCTATGTATTTGTTATGGATTACACGGAAGAAAAGAGGATCGAAGTCATAAACAATTTTGAAAAACAAAAGGAAATTATGGAAGAAAGAAAAAGAAAGAAACTTCCCATAAAAAAGTCAAACGATGAGAATGACTTCATATCATTTGATACATTTGAAGAATTCATGTCCAAGACCATATGGCGGTTCATTTATGACGCAGTCATAGTGCATCCAGAATTCAAAAAAATTTTGCTAACCTTTTTTAGTGATGACCAAAAGCAAAGCATACTCCATACGACAGATACTTGTTCTCCGTGGGGAAGACCCGGACAGCCAGGAACCAGAAATTGCCGAAATGAAGAGAGAACTTGAAGATAAAACAGTCCTGGAGCTTCTGACCATGATCAAAGAACTCAAGGAGAACCCAGTTCCCACGTTCTTTAGCAGGATAGGAAGTTCTACATAAAGATAAAAGAGTACATATAACTATGGAACTTAGCATAGAATTCCCACCCAAAAGGGGCAAGCCGGCCTCTCATGTATCCATGAGGGGTGGCGTTCACTATGTTCCACCAGATAGAGAATCGGAGTTTTTCAGACTGTACTGCAAGTTGGTACGACAGAAAACTAGACTACATCTGGTAGAACAATGCAACACGAATGAATTCAAGTTTTTCTTGGATATAGATTACAAATCCCCAGAGGCCCTGACTATTCAGGACGTAGAAAAGTTGGCCACGGACATCTGCAGGCTGGTCGATGGCGGAAAGTGCCTGGTGTTGGTGGCCAACCCCAAACAACAGGGCGATCTGTGGAAGTCTGGAATTCACATGGTGTGGTTTGAGTACATAGTAGACTACGAGCAGGCCATGGAGGCCAGGAACAAACTGGTCCAGGAGTTACCACCAGACAAGGACTGGTCGAACATTCTGGATACATCGGTATACAGGGGTGGGCTCAGGCTACCGTGGTCCTGGAAGTACAACAAAAAGACGGAAAAGGAGGAGGTGGCCTACCTGCCCCTTTGCATTATCACGGAAAGGTTTACCATTCGGGAGGTTGACCAGGCACCGGATGAGGCCCTGCTTAAACTTGCGAGCGTTCGCATGTCTGGCTCTGGGAAGCGAGAAGGCAGGTTCTCCCAAAAGGATCTGACCAACTCCATCCAGGACAAGGAATCTTATTTGGAATATGAAAAATTTATAAGAATGAATGTACCAGGAAACAAAAAGACCATAGTAAGAAACATCATGAAAAAGGACAAATATTTCATAGTAGATACCAACTCCCATTTCTGTGAAAACAAGGGGGGTATTCACAGCGGCAACAGAGTTTACTTTGTTGTGGATTCGACTGGGATGATGTACCAAAAGTGTTTCTGTAGGTGTGATATATCCAGAAGAAAGGGATTTTGTGCAGAGTTCCGTGGTACCAAGTATCGACTACCAGGACCATTGTGGAAAAAACTATTTGAATAAATTAGTGATAATGTTATTCTTTCTCATTATAGTCAGAGCTGTTCTTTATATAGCCATAAGAAGCCCAGTTCTCATGGAGCACATTACCGGGGGTACGGATTTTAAAGACGTCAGGGACCTCCAGAAGGAAATCCATGCCTATTCCGGGGTCTCACCAGATACCTACATGTCTTACATCACCAACATGGACAACGCCATGAACATCCTCAGGTCCGACCCGGCCCTATCCGCCCAGTACCTCTACAGGGCCCTGGAAGACCTCAGGAACGTGGGACTGGCCGTGCCCGGTGGGGACTCCGAAATACCACAGGAACTCACGGACCATGCAAACAGACTGGGGAAGCTTTTTGAGGCCTATATCATGCAGGAATCGCTTCAGCAGGGCGTACGCTTTAATCCCGCGTATTTAAATGATTATTTTATTACAAAGGAAGAATAGGATGTGTACACCAAACACTCGCACGAGATCTGGGCGCACCATTAAGAAGCCAGAGCGCTGGGAGCCAGAGGAGGAGGTTGTGGATGATTTTGGGGAAGATGAGTATGACTCCGACGATGGCTCTGACGTGTCCTCGACCCTGTCCATTTCAGACGATGAGGATGAGGAGGATGAGGACCTGGATGGGTTTATTGTAGAGGACGAAGAAGTAGAGTATTGTGATGAGGACGAGGATGAGGACGAGTACTGTGAGAGTGATGAAGACTGAGTTAAATCCCCAAAACAATAAAATAGTTCATACATAAATGGAGACCGACATAACTCCCATTTTTAAGAATGATGCACCGCCCATCGCGGAGCCCGAGAGATCAGAGGCCCCCAGCTTTCAGGACCCGCCACAGGAGGAAGAATTCACGCCCATGAACGAGATACAGGATGAGGAATCTTACCATCAATCTATGATGCCCCCACAGCCCCAACCCCAACAGCAACCGTACTACTGGCCACCCATGCAACCGCCATACCACCCACAGGCCCCAGCCCCATCACCGGCACAATGGGACCCGTTCAAGAACATAAGCACGAGCACGTGGGTCATTCTCATAATAGCATTCGCACTTGGATTTTTCATAGGCAAGTTCAAGTAAAATAAAATTTTAAAAATCATTATGAGATTTTTAAAATTTTAGTAGTCTGTAATTTTACTCGGGTTTCTCTGTATAAGATGCCTGTACAGCGGCGAGTTCGTCCCTGGTGACCCCTGTGTAGGATCCAAAGTTGGCGTCCTCCTCACCCTCCCATGGTTTGGTACCCTCATCATATGGAAACATGTTACCCTCCAACCTGGAGTAGTCCACGTTGGTGTAGTTACCAAAGTCACCCACGGGGCCATACAGGAGGCGCTTGGTGGGAACGACCTTGTACAGGCGCGAGTGGCCCGCCTGTCCACCCACTATGTCTCGCATAACATCTATGGGGCGTATGGTCACATCTGGGCGTTGTCTATAGGCCACATATATAAAGAAAATGAAAATGCCCACTATGAGCAATGTTATTATATTGAGTATTAACCCAATCATATTTGTAGTAATGAGATATTAAATTCCCTACTCCTCCTTGGCCTCGGCCTCCTTCTTGGCCTCGGCCTCCTTCTTGGCCTCGGCCTCGCGCTGGGCCTGGCGCTCCTTGATCTCCTCGGCCACCTTCTCATCGGCCATCTTTACCAGCTCCTCCAGGGGCTTGTCTGGGAACTCCTTCTTGAGCTCCTCCAGCACATCCGCCGGGTGGCTGATCGGGGCCTCCTCGGGCTTGGTATAGTACTTGGAGTTCTCATCACCAGGCTTGACGTAGGGCATCTCATCACCCTCCGCAATCGGCTGGGCGGCCATGTCCCGCTTGCGCTGCTCAAACATCTTGCGAGCCTCAGCCTGGTTCTGCTTATAAGCCTGCATAAGCTCCTCGAGCTTGTCCTCGGCATAATGCGTATCCTCGATCTGATCGCGATCCGGGGGAATCAGAAGCCACTTGTACATATCCACAACATAGATATCAAATGTAGCATCCTCCTTCTGCAGGCGCTTGGCGTGATTCGCCGCCTCATCACGGGTCGCAAAACAACCACGAATCTTGATACCAAACTTATCGGTTTTCTGGGGGCATTCGGGCCCAACGACCGAAAGGCATGCGAACAACTGACCGGGAACGGTGGTGTAATCCTGCTCGAGTGAAGCCATCTAAAGAATAGAGGCACATAATCTTTAACTATGGAGTCACTACGCAAGTTTCACAACACAATCAAAAGGGAATTAATATTGAAACATTCCAGGAATCTGGATGTCCTGGATGTTGGTTGTGGACGGGGTGGGGACTTGCATAAATGGAAAGCCGCCGGGGCCCGGGTGACCATGATAGACCCAGATGGGGCATCGGTCAAGGAGGCCCGTGAAAGGCAATTTGTGATCGGTACCAAATATCAGATACTAAAGGGTGATATTTTCAACAGTCCTCAGAGGGAATATGATGTGGTATGTTATAACTTTTCGCTGCAATATATTTTTAGAAATGTTAAATGTTTGTACGCATCTTTGAGAGAAATTTCAAAAAGAATCAAAGTTGGTGGTAAACTCATAGGTTGTATTCCAGATTCAGAATTTATTCTTATGAATCCAAACTTTGAAGATACATTTGGAAACTTTTTCAGGCGAAGACATTTTGGTCAGATCGGAGACACGGTGGATGTGATGCTGGCCAATACGCCCTACTATGGTGGAAGGGTGGTACCAGAACCCATAGCCTACAAAGATACTCTCATAACCTGGCTGGAAAATAATGGTTTTATCATGGAAGAATGGGAGCCCATAGTCCAGGAACAAACCCACACAATAAGCGATCTGTATTCAAAATTTTGTTTTGTTAAAGTAAGATGATAATACCATATATTATATTGGCCATAGTGGCTCTGTATATTATATGCACCACCAGGGAACCTGCCGAGTTTGGAAAGTTGCGCGAAAGATACGGAAGATTCTTGGAAGTTGTTCCACCAAAGTTTAATAAATTAAAAAATAAAACAATCCTAACATGTCTCACGAGCAAACGCGAACCGGGGTACAGCGTCAACAAGGGATATGAAATAGCCATATGTTATGATAAGGATGTAAACGCCATGTTCCACGTGCTACTTCATGAACTGGCCCACTGTACCGTGGATGAGTACAAACATTCCGAAAAGTTCTGGTCCAATCTTAAAGAACTTAAAAATGTAGCAACGGATAACAACTTGTACATACCAATAACCAAACCTAAAAAGTTTTGTGGAAATACCACGATAGCAGACTAATCCAATCGTACAACTTTACCACTCTTTATTAGATCCGTCA